TGTTCCATAAACGAAAAGAATCTGCTATTGTTGGATCGTTAGGATTAGCGTTTACCTTTCTCAATACAGACGATTTCTTAAACCCACCTGTTCCAATGTTGTAAGCTAACGAAACACACGCGCTAAATTGATTCTCGTTGAGCGTTTGCGTTATCAATGCACGAACAGAAACCGCGAATTTATCTACAACGTTTTTCGCCAATTGCTCCGCTCTTGCTTGTGTTATAACGTCGCCTTCCTTAACCTTCGTTCCGTCTTCGTAGAAGGTGTTTCCGTAACCTATCGTCCATACAGCAGAAGGGCAGAGGTAACTCTTCAAACGACATCCTTCGAACTTCTTCAATAGCGCGTAACCGTCAGCGTTAACTTTCATTCTTCAATTTCTTTATTTGTTTTTCTTTCTTTGCTAAATACTTACGAAACTTTTCTTCGTAGATTTTGTGCATTGTCAAATTCTTCTTGCGTCCCCTTGTAGCCATTCGTTTTTATTTTAGTTTATCTCAACCAACCTAAACCTCTGCGTCTGTATTCATATGGTAATCTATCACGTCCGTCGCTAATCTCGAAAGCGTTCGACGGATAAACATTTGTTTGTGACCAAATCTGCTGCGTTACGTTTGTTGTGTACTCTGGAAAGTCTGATTGATTAAAGCACAAATAGTCAACCATTCTTTGCGTGTAAAACATCGCCTGTGAACGCGCTTGATCGCGGTAGTTCTGCAAGTCTGTTTGTGATATTGGTGTTGTGTCTTCGCTTGTGCGAATTACAAGACTTCCGTTATCAGTTTTAACGTACAAATGAGGCAAGACTTCGTACATAGTCCACCACATAACCATTCGACGTAAGTAATTGTCAAGAAGGGTAGCGTATGCGCCCGTAATATCTTCGTTTACAACGTCTTCTTTGATGCGATTGTAAAGGTCAGTTCCTAAATACAATTGTGCGTACTTGTCTTGTGACAAATAGATTGCAGGGTACATCAACAACGGATCAACTGAACCGTTAATCCAAGTATATTTTTTTATGTAATTCTCGTCAATGAGTAGAACTTCGGGTTGTAGTGCCATTGTGTGTTTTTATTAAGGGTATTTTAAAGAACCTCTGTCTGGTCTGTTGATTGGTGCTGTTCCTTCGATGCCTTTTTGTGGAACGTAAGGGTTATTACCAACACGCTTATCGTTGTTCAATCCATCGTTTGGAAGTATGCGTCCTTTCGAATCGCGTTTGCGAATATAAATTAAACGCTTCCAAACATGATGGCAGAAGCACCCCCCGACGAAGCGGAAGAGCGAATAAGTTTGAGACCCCGCAGGAGCAAAATTTCCATTCACTCCTTCCTTGCTCATTGCTTCAATATCTTCATAACGAAAGATTGCGCCTAACTGCGACATTTGAACCATTTCTTTGCAGAACTCACGACTATTTTCGCTTATGTTTTGTGAATAGGCATAGCGTAATTTATAAAGTCCTCTATCTCCCCACTTAGATTCTTTTTCACCTTGAGCGTCGCTCATTGTCGGCATCTTGTTACGCTTTGCAAAGAACTCGCTTGTGTAGTTCATTTCGTTGTCTGGGTCGGTAACATCTTCTTCACTTACCAACTGCCATTCGTCTAAATCGATGTATTCCGCTTTTTCTTTTAGTACATCAATCCACTCTTTGCCTTGTTCGTCGCTGAAATCATTCTCAGCATCCGCAACTACTTTTTTTTTTAACTCGATTGCTTGTGTTGTTGGTTCAACAACTACAACTTCTGCGTCAAAAGGCGAGTTCATTTCGATGTTTATCTCTCCTAAAATTGGAGTGAAAACTCTTTCAATTATTCTTTGATAAGGCTTAATAACTTGGTTGTTGAAGATTTCCAAACCTACCAACATTTCATCTTTGTTCGAACCAAAACCTGTTGTATCTCTAATTCCGTGAATCAATGGTGAAACAACGCGGTGACCGACCATAATTTGCTTCGCTGTTTCTTCGCTTAAGAATTGATATTGCTTGTCAGCATCTGAAAGAGGAAACGCTTCGATTTGTGGCGCACGTGCAGGATCTTCGTTAAATGTCATTAAGAACTTACCCGCGTTCGCAGCACCGCTTAATCTTGTTTCCCACTCACGACGAATAGCTTCACGTTCTTCTTTCTGCGGTATTCCGTTCAAGAAGTTAATAATGAACGAAGGGAAAAGACCATTTAAGATATTGTTAACGTGGTAAAGTCCCATTTGGTAACTCAACTCAACGTAGTTCAACGCTCCGAAGTAGTCGGGTTTTGGATAGTAAACACTTCCCGCAGACATTCCGTGAGCGTAAATAACTTGTCTTGGTTGTTCTTGTGCAATGGAAGGATTGAACGCAGGGATGAACTCTGGCTTTCCTCTTTTGCTTCTTGTATTTGCCCAGTCTTTCGAATAGAAAATTCCTGTGATGTCGTCCTCTTCTTTGTCGTAAGCAAGGCGACAGTTCTCAAAAGGCAAATGGTTGATTTGTACAACGCGTGTAAAGTCCATTGACCAAATTACTTCGGCAACAAACGCGCCTTGTAACTTTAAGTCGAACGCAATACCTTGCAACGCATTGTCGAGAATTGTTCCTGTTCCTTGCCCTTCAATCATATACGCGATAGAATTAACTAACGCGTTGTGAATTGGTGAGTTTTGGTAAAGGTTTATGAGATGTTGAGGGAAAAGATTGTTATTTCCATAATCAATCCAACCGCTTCTGTTTTCTTTTTCAACCGCTTCAACTGGCTGATATAATGAAAGATTAATTGATTGTATATTGTTTTCCATTTTATGCGCCTGTATAAATTACATCTACGGGAATCGTAGGTGTTGAAACGTCAAAGTAAATTGTTCCGTCTTGTAAAATCATCAAACCCTTTTCAACCAATCCAACGACGGAAGCATTGGTTGGGTTTATATTGCTTGAGCTGTTTTGACCATACACTTCGTAATGATAACGTCCTGCATCGGTCAATCCAACTGTGGTAAGTCTTATTTTTGTCACGCGTTCGTTCTCGTTTATCACGGTTACTACTTGCGCGAGTTGTTCTCCTGTCATTTCGTAAGTCAAAACGAGTAGGTAGTGTGTAAAGGCAACATTGAAATACTGGCGACCTTCATCGAGTGAAAGCCACGCGTATTGATTCGCTGTGTTTGTGTTGAGGTAAACCATTCCCTTATTCCTTTACGCTAAAATTACAACACGTAGGGACGCTTTGTCCCTATGTGTGTAAAAGTTTTTTATTGATTAGTCAAGAATTGTCGAAGGCGCACCGCTCAATTTGTAAGCGCGTTTTGCAGCCTCGTGAACGAAAGCCAAAGTGTATCCGTTCATATCTCCAAGAACAGTTCCTGTTGCAGCAGTTCCAGTTGAAAGGTCTGCTCCATATTCGTATCCAACAGCCCACCAATTTCCATTAGTGTCTTCAACGAAAACAATCACGCGTGCTTGTGCAACTGATTGCAATTCCAAACGCTTTGCGCTTGATAATTTTTGCAACATTACGTTCACAGTTTGCGTGTAGAATACCGTTCCGTTGTCGCGGTTGAAGTTAATTGTTTCTTCAAACGATCCTGTTTGCGTTGGTAGTTCGTAAGTGTACAAATCACCACTTGCAGGGCCGTTGATTGCAGTTACAATTTCGTTCGCGTCTAAAGTAAAAGACGTTACTTCTGTTTTGTCAACCAAAACTATTTTTTTGATACCACCGATTCCGTCTTTGCAATCGAGTGTAAATCCTGTACTTAATTCACAAGCCATATTATTATTATTTTATTAGCACAAAAGAGGGGTGGTTTTTATGCCACCACCTCTATTATGCAAGGGTTAGAATGGTTGAGATTATGCAGAGTATTGGTAGAATGCGATTTCGTCACCGAATCCGTACTGAACACCTGCGAAGAATGAACAAGAGAAACGAACGTTGTTTGATAGATCGTACTGATACATATCTAAAACTGCAACGGTGTTCCATTGGTCAAGTAAGTTAGTTCCGAACCAAAGGTTTGACTTTTGGTACATAGCCATTGTGTCGTCAGACATACCAGGACACTCGATGATGTCGTATTGTCCCTGCCAAGTCATCTTAACAGTTTCTCCTTGATACAAGTAAGAACCACCGCCAAGACCTAAGATTGCAGTTCTGAATGCTTCAGCAACATTTGAAGAAACCGCGATAACAGGCTTCTCAGTAGCGCGACGAACGCGTGTTGGAAGTGTTAAAACAAGTTTGTTCATTTCGTCGATTACGTTTGCAGAAGTGATTGCCTCTGGATCAGCAACGTCAAGAACAGCAGCATCAGCCAAGAACAATGTCTCGAATCCTGCGTACTCACCTGCGTTTGCGTTAACACCTTGCCAAATCAAAACTTCGTTACGAGCTGCAACACCTGCCATTACGTTAGCAATTAATGCGTCGGTCAATGAAGCGTGAAGTTCGTTGTTTTGCTCTGAACGAGATTCCCAATCCGATAAAAACGTATTTTTACACAATTCGCGCTGTACTTGGAATTTCTCCAAAGTTAAGATGCGCTCTGTTAAGTTAACAGTTCCTGTTGGAGTGAAGTCACAAGTAGCATTTGCGAAAGTTATGTTGTCAACAAGACGACGAACAACTTGTTTGTACTCGATGTTTTCTTTTACTGTAAGCGCAGAAAGTGATTCGTTGCTTAAAAACGCAGCACGGATATAACCTGCCGCCTCGCGACCAGCGTATGTTGTGGTCAAATTTGTAGTAGTAGCCATTTTTTATTGTTTGTTTTTTTTTATTTTTTAAGATGAAATAAGAAACGCTCCTCAGCCGACATTTTAGCGTATGGCTTTGAAGGTGTTTGTTTTGCCTGTTTTACTTCTTTGATTGAAGACGCAGCAGGCTGTGCGCTTAATTTTGTTACTTCGCTTGAAAGTGTTTCGTTTGCTTTCTTAATGTCAGCAAGTTCGCTTTCCAACTTAGCAACCAACGACAAAAGTCCTTCAACCTCTGCGCTTAGTGATTCTTCAGCAACAACCTCAGAAGTTTGTTCTTCTTCGATTACTACTTCAACCTCTGGTTCTTTTTCTTCTTCCATTGGCTTTAACTCGGTTACAACACCGTCAGCAACTACAACGATGATGCTTTCAGCTGTCTTGTACTCGCCGTCAGCCAAAACAACCTCGTTGCCTTCTGCGTCTTTGCCGAATACACGAACACCAGCTGCCCAAGTGTCGCTGTCTGAGTAAATGCTTGTACCGTCCTCTAATATCGCCTCAACCATTTGTTTAACCTCAACAACCTCTTCGGCTGATAGGCTAACGTTGTGTTTTGCGAAAAGAGCGTTTACTTTTTCTCGTAAATTCATAATTCTGTTAATTGTTTGTTTGAATGATAGATATAAAAAGATGTATATTTGTTTCGTAATTCGATTTTTCATAGGTTGAATTTGATTTTTAGGTTTGACGGAGGGAGTGATTACCCTCCGTTTTTTTTATCCTAAATTGTCAAGAATAGTATTCAATACTTTCAATTCATCTTCGTTCAATCCATACGTCTTAAAACCCATTTTACCGCCCTCATTGGTAATCTTCGTGAGAGCATTGAGAAACAGGTTAGCGTCATCGTTGAACAATTCCAACTTTAAAAACCCACCTGCCTCGATATTCATTTATTCTTCTTTTAAAAGTTCGTTTATTTCATCAAGAAGTGCTGCAAATTCTTCGTGCTTACTCAAATACATTTCTTTCTCTGCGATAAAGTTTCCCTCAATTGAGAAACCTAACACCTCTTTATTTTGTATTTGCTTCTTTACTTCTTCATTCTCCACTTTCATGCAACCGAACCAAGTACCTTCTGGAAGGTCAAAGCCGAAGTTCTTTGACTTGTCGTTCTCGCCTTCGATTATCCACGTCTCAACCAAAGAAACTCCGTCAACAACTTTCGCGTGTTCAACTGTTGCGTTGTTTTGGTTTGCTTGTTTCAAATAATTGTAAGCAATTGCACGAATGGTATCTTTGGAATACTTAACGTAGTATTCTTCGTCCGTTTCGTCGTTGCGTCGGTAAATAAGTTGATCGGGAATCAATAAGGCTCCATACAAAAGACCTCTGAAATCTTCTTTGAACTTCACGCTGTGTTGTTCTGATAGTGCAACGAAGTCTACACCGATTGCAGGTTGTTCTACGACGCTTATCGCGTACACTCCGAGCAGTCCTGCATCGTCGATTCCGTATTCAATAACTTTAATTTTTTTCATTGTTTTATCCTCCTAATCTTGATTGGTTTTGAATTAATTGTTGAGCCTCTAAATTGCTGCTGACTTGCGTTCCAACAACGTACGCTTGTAATGGTGGTTGTTGTTGGTTGGGTTGGTTGCCTACAAAGGCGAAGTTCGCAGGTGAAGGAGCGGTTGTTCCGCCACCGCCATTTGCTCCTGATCCACTACCACCACTTGCGCCACCACCTGCAAAACGACCTATTGCCGTTCCTGCTATTGTTGCAATGGAAGCCGCAGCACGAAGCTTAGCTCCAATGATTGCAGGAATCTTAATTGAAGCACCACCGTCTATTGAAGCAGACCAGAATGGGTTCGAATTGTAACTGCTTATTTCTCGTTGCGTGTTCACGACTACTTGTGCAATGGCTAACGCTTTGTCAAGTGCAAAGGCAACGTCTGCCGCTTTCTTATTCTTTGCGAATAGTGTACCTAATAAGTTCACCGAAGCGGAAGCAAGAGTGAATTTCGCATCAATTAACGCACGTTCCGCTTCTAACTTGTCAGTGGCTAATTGTTTCTCTCTTGCTAACTCGTCTTCTTTTGCTTTTTCGTCAATAGCCTTTTGCTTGTCGTTAGCCTCAATTTGTTGTTGAAGTGCTAAATCGTCGTATTTTTTTTCAATGTCTAATTCTAAAAGACGATATTTTTCAATGATAAAAACTTTATCTTCTTCTGCTCCTTCCCACGTTTGAAGTTCAAGTTCTTTTTTCTTTTCTAACTCATAAAGTTCGTTGGCTTGTGCGCCTTGATTTGCTTTGATATAATCTTCACGAACTTTAAGTTTTGCGTCTGCAAGTTCTTTCTCTTGTTTTAATTCTTTTGCAGCCTTTACCGCGTTTGCTTCAAGTTCTTTTTGACGCTCCGCCTCTTTCTTTTCCGCTTCCGTTTGTGCTGCTGTTACCGCTGCCTTTGTTTTTTCTCTTATTCCTTTTACTTCAGTTTCAACATTTGCTAAAACAGCAGACGTTGCCTCTTTTTCAAGAAATGCAATTCGCTCGATACTTTGTTCAAGGTCAAGTTGTGCTTTTCCAATTCCTTCCGTTCCGTTATACCAGTCACTTAAATTTTGGTTTGCGTCTTTGAAGAATGTTTGTTGGTTGAACTTCGCATTTTCTAAAGCCTCGTTTAATTGCTCTTGTGTAAACTTTGCTTTCTTTGTGTTTACTTCAGTTTCTAAAGCCAACTTCTTTGCGTATTCCGCCTCAAGTAAAGACTTTGCCGCGTTCGCTTTTGCTTCTGATTTAATGTTTGCAATTAACTTTTCTTTCGCTGCGTTTAACGCTTCCGTGTCGTTGATGTCTCCGTTAAGATTTGAGAAGTACGCTGGGTACATTGTCTCTAAATCTTTCAACGCTTGTCTTCTTTCTTTCTCTGTTAAATTGTTGTCTTTAACTCTCGCTGTTAAGACTTCAATTTGAGTTATTTTTTCAGCACCTTTAAGAAGTTCTTGTTCGGTTGCTTTGTTTAAGTCTTCTGTTGCTTTCGCTAAATTCTGTTGGCTTAATGAAGTTTGCGTTGCCCACTTTGAAATCTCTTCAAAATTGTAAGCAATAGCAGCCAAAACACCAACAATCAAAAAGAATGGATTAGTCAAAACAGCCGTTCCTAAATCTTTCAACCCTTTGGCTAAACCACCTAATTCATCTTTGACAGTCTTGAAATTTATTCGAGAAACTGCCGCACCCATTCCACTCAACGCTTGTCCTGCTCCTTTCAAGTCCAAGTCCATAAGACGACTACCAAACAAGTTAACGTTGTTCGAAAGACCTTCAAATGCATTACCCGCGTTGGCACTAATCTCAGCGGATAAGTCGCTTATGTTATCTTTCAACTCAGCAGCACGTTCAGACGCTTTCTTGAACTCCTCACTCGAAGAATCCATTTGCAACAACTGCTGATTCAACGCGCGTAACTCCGCCTTCGCAGATGTAAATCCTTTCGCTGTATTGTCTGCCGCTGTTGCCGTCTGATTGAGGACGGTCATTGCGTTTGTGCCTACATTAAAATCAATTGTATTCGCCATTTAGAATAGTAGTTTATATAAGATAAATATCCAAAATGCGAGGTTTACCGAAATACGCGTTACTTTCCACGCGTAGTGCTTCCACATTTGTAGTTTACGCTTTCCGTTCGCCACTTTGCCGAACTCACTTTCGCTCTTTACATTGAGTTTAATAAACTCTAAACAAGCGACCATTGCGCCTGCTTTATTTTGTAGATGTTCCTTTGAAGTCGCTTCCATTACTTATTATTGTTATTGTGTCACCCATTGCGCTCAACGTCACGCTTCCGCTTCCTTCAACCGTTTCTCCTGTGTATGCTTGGATAGTTACTCCGTTAGCCGCCACCGACTTTTGAATTATCAATTCGCGTCCTGCCGTTGTCGTTGCTGAAGGCAAATAAATTGTGATGCTTCCGCCTGTCGTATCTGCAAAAATCATTCTGTCGAAATTCGTTACAACGTAGTCTGTCGTTATCGTTCTTACTGGCTGACTAATCGAACCACCAAAACTAACAGGCGCACCGAAGCGCGTTGGCGCTAACGAAGGCGCTTGTTGCGTTATGAAAGAACGCGTTCCGTTGTTGGGTTGCGAGTAGCAGTTGTTTTTCGCGCTGTTCCAATTGTAGCCGAAACGAAGACAACAATCTTGTGTTATCGTCGCAGGATCACCGTTCGGTGTTTCCCAGTTCAACGATTGGTCAAGATTAGCGGAAACAGGTATAAGGTCGCACCCATTTTCGATGTCGAGAACGCGAATAAGTTTCACTTTCGTTAGGTCTTGTTCGCCTACAACGTAGCCTTGAATTTCAAGAACTCTCCACCAAGAATCGATAATCCAAATCTTGTCGCTGAATTGAAAACTAAATACGTCGTTTAAGCTAAGAGCAAACATTCCTTCCAAGATTCTCGCTTGTCCGTCGAATAGTTCGCGGTAGTAGTTTCTCCACCAACGATTGTAAAGGTTGTCATATGGATTCGCAATGATTGTATGCGGCGGTATTTCGGGAGCGAAGTTTAAGTCACTATCGGACACAGTTGCGTTCATCGTTGAATAGTTATTCAAACACTTTACCGCTGTTTGCACTACGTCACCGCTTACTTCGTCAAACATATTCACGAAGAAGTCTGCGAAGTAATAAAGGATGCGTGGCTTCGGTTGTACGAATTGTCCTTCAGCGTTCAAGAATTTAGGAACAACTACATCTGTATTTTCGACAGGAGCGGAAGGTGTAGACGCAAACGCTAACTCAACCTTTTCCTCACCTGTTGCGAACTCATTGATTACTTCAAAGTCTGATTCGGTTACTTCGTAGCGTCCATAAGTGCGTCCGTTATCGGTGTAAACTGAATTGAAAAAGTCTGAATCACTTGCGTATGTGAAAGAGAACTTCGCCTTCTGAAGGTCTGTCGTTGGAGAGTACATTATATCTTTCGACAAGTCCATTTTCTGCGACCAATCGAGCGTATTACCACTTGCGATATACTCAACCATTGGTTCAATCTTAAGCGTGTTTGGAAGCGTTTTGTCCGCAACGAAAACAAGGTTGAACATCTTTTGAATAGAAGTGATAAAATCTATTTGTCGCATATCTGGAGCGTTGAACTCCATTACTACTTGGTCACCTGTTAAAGACGTTCCAATACTTACAATTTCTAAACCTGTTCCAAAAGAATTGACACCTGCGTTTCCGTATAAATCAACGTCCCAAGTAAATGTTCCTGCCGTTGAATCTTGTGGAAGTATTTGTAATTTAAATTTTACTCCTTGCCCTTCATTAAATGAGAATGTTTGTGTTGTGTCTAAATAAAACAAATAACTTGTTTGAAGTAATTCGTAGTCGTATGTATAAACATTGTCAACATAAACTAAAAGTCGTAAAGGATAGTTTCCGAAATCTTGTCCGTTCAAAGTGTTAACTACTCCGTGAGCAGTAATACGAAAAGAGTATTGTGCCGTGTAAGGAACAGTAAAAACACCACCGCTCCAATTTGATCCCGCGTCTTCGTATTCAGTTAACGCGCTGTATAAATTGTAAATGTTGTTTGAAGGTGCAAATGTCAATCCGTTCACGTCTGAAGCAAGAGCAAGATTTGAAGCGTTATCGTTTAATCCAAGTGAAGCGTTCAAATACTGACCATTCACGAAAGGAACGTACACATCTTCGAGTATCTCTCCTAAGTAGTCACTCGAATACTGCAACCCTGCGTCGCTCATTATTTGGTCGAACAAGTATTGCGCCTTGACAGCTGGTGTTAAGTGACCAACATAAAGCGGTTTGTACGTCGGTTGTCCTCCGATAGTAGTTGAATAAACAGGTTGTCCTTCCGTATTACTTGCTGTTAAATTCCACTTATCGCAAAGAGTTAAAATCGTGTGCGCGTTAGGTGGTGTTTCAACATTTTCGTGAAGTAAATCGTAGTCCAAATCACCAGCAACAATCGATTCAATATCTTTAAGTTTCTTTTCATTTAATAGTCTTGCAAGGTTTGGAACTTCACCAAAGAATACAACCTCAAATTCGAACAACTTACCACTCTGCCAGTACAACTTCTTGACTTGAATGTGACCGCTTGCAATTGGTATTGTGTTCACCGTTAACACCGCGTCGACCTTCTTGCGAAAGTCAAACCACCCGTCGAAGTTTACGTTGAAAATAGCACCAAAGAAGTCCGTGTTAGTCTTACTGGCAGGAACGCGAAACTCTTGCGAGTAATTACCCACAGAAGCGAAGTCGGTGATGTCTGTGAACTTGTAGTTCAAGTGCATCTTCTCGTTCTCGTAAAGGTCGAGAATCGCACTATTTCCGTCGTTGTCAGTAAGCGTAAGTATTACTTGATTCATCATAAGCCAACGGGTTGTGAGTATTTAAGATTCAAAGTAACATTATAAAGTTTCGAATATCTTTCGTCCTTGATAACAAAGTTTTGAGTATCCACAAGAACAGGTGTTTGTGTTCCGTCGTCGTTGATGATAAAGACATCGTTAGAACGACAAAGCGTTTGAAGTAGGTTGAACTCACCAACAGAAACCCAGTCGCTGTTTATTTGCAGTCCTTTCGTTGTTGTAACGTATCTATCCGTTACCCCTCTGTCGTAATTGTTGAAAGTAAACGACGAAGCGTTGTATGTTCCAACTACTTTTTGGTATTGCTTACGATCGTAGTTAAACGACAACTCCGACTTCTTCGTGAAGTTGAAGTAATCCACACCACCGCAAGTATTCGTCCAACCCAGACGCACATTGTCAAAGCGACAATCGTCAGGAACAAGGTAAAAACAATACACGCGTGAAGAAGGTGTGTAAATCGGGAAGGTTGTTTCTTTTCCAAATTGAATAGTGTAGTATTTAGCACCTGTTAAATCTAACCCACCCCACAAATTGACGTTAGCGTAAAAAGCACCAATCACATTCACGATTGAAGGATTATCGGCCAAAGGTAAAAACTGCGTGTCTATCAAATCGTCGTTGTTGTCGTACGAAGAAAAAACCACTATGTCGAAATCGTTATCTGCAAGTAATGTTGTTTCAGAAGGTGCGTATAAAACACCATAGTCGGCCACGCGCGTTGGAACGTACACCCAATCGTTTGAAAGACCGCGTGAAGGTGCTTCAATCCATTTGTGCGTGTCAACATTTCTTTCGCTCATTGCGTACTTGTCAACTCCGTCTAACGCATAGCGGGTGTTAGGATTAGGTTTATATCCGTCGCTCACTTGGTATTCCGCAAGGAACGCGTACACGTCGTCAATGTCAGTCATACCGCTACCGCTTACCGTGAATACTCCGTCGACCAACCACCCTTCTTTAATCGTGCAAGAGATAAACGCGACGCTGGTGCTCTCCGTGTCCGATGAAGTTGTCAAGAGTAAAGCGTCGTGTTGCAGTTGTTCACGAAAGATAGGTGCAAGGTCTAAGATTCCTTTGTTCGCTGCGTTAGGTTGTACGTTCACTTGAAACGAACCGAAGTCAAACACGAAGCGAAAACCTGCGTTGCTCACGTTGTCGCTCGACGCAACGAGCATAAGTCGCTGACCTATTGGTGTGTATTGGTATGGTTGATCGTCTATTGTAATTGCCATTATTGTATCTCGTTAAATTGATTTTCTATTGTTGCGGTGAAGTCTTTCTGGTATGCTGCGACAACCTTCGATTCGTATTCGTCCCAAATGTTCTCCATTGCGTAGTCGAACGCTTTCCACCCCTTTATTCCGTCACGACGAACCTTGAACATAATAAGCTTCGCCACCTGTTGCTTCAGTTCTTCCGTCGACTTTTTGAACTTACCACTACTTGTGTCGCGTAGTCGTATTCCTTTTATCGACATCCAATCGTAGATAGCCTTTTGCATTGGCGACATTTGTCCCTTTGTAGGTTTGCTTCCAGAACCTTTCTTGAAAGAGTATGGCGCACCTTGCGACTTCTGCGTTCCATTCACACCGTTCTCGCGGAACAAAAAGTATTGTCCTGCTTTACCCTTCGCATAGACAGAAACGTTGATGTTTTGACCTTTGATTTGTAACCTGTACTTCAAAGACTTTTCGAGCGTACCACTTGCAACAGCGTTAGTAAAGTTCTTGCCGACCTTTCGCTTCATACGATAGTCGGACTGCATCAACTCGACAAAGCGTTTTGCCATATCGTTGACCACAGCGAAGAAGTTTGGTGCGCTCTGCTCGTTAGCCATTTGTTTCTTCTGCTTCCTCTTTTATCTTGTTGAAGAATTGAATCAATGGTAAGCCAAACTTTGTAGGCATCTCTTGAATGAAAGCATCTAACTGCTTCAAATGTTCCTCTGTTAAGTTCATATTATAAAGATAAAATTGTTACACCTATTGATTTAGCCACGCACTCTGTTACCCACTCGTTATCCGTTCCCCACGCTTCGAACTCAGCAGTAGTTAAAGTGTAGTTACCATTGCTTAGGACTTTGCCTTCTTCGGTCTTTAATTCATAGTAAGTTGTGCAAGTTGTTGCAGATGTTTCGAAGTTCAAGATTAGAACACTCATCTCTGTTGCTGTTCCTGCGTTCAAAGGAAATGTGATTGGTTGAATTTTAGCCATTGTATTTTGTTTTTTATATTAAAGTGAATGTTCTTGTTACTCCGCCTATTCTCATTTGAAGATTTGTTCCATTAAACCAAATATCTCCGTCAACAGGTGAGGTAGGTGCTGTTCCACTCGGTATTCTCAACGATGCCTTAGCCGTTGTAGATGCTCCTAAAATTGTAATTCCTGCCGTTACTTCAATTGCTCTGAAATCAGTAGCTGATGTTAGCGTTGGCGCAATGTATAAACCTCTTGTTATTGCATTTGCCGTTCCTGTTTGGTTTATGGTAGGTCTTAAATCTAAACCATACCACTCAGCACTTCCGCTTGAAGGAATAAATGAAATGTCTGTGTAGAAACCTCTGAATAATCCGCTTGTTGGAGCTTGACCGCCACTTGACCAAAAGCGAGCGTTGGCTGTATTAGTTGTAGCCGTTCCACCAACCACAAAAACTTCGGTGCTTCTTGTTAATCCACTTATTCGGGTTATCCCATTTACATCCAATCGATATCCTGCGTCTGTGGTTGTGTTGATTAGTACGTTGCCTGAAGCATTAACACGCATACGTTCTGAAGCAGCTGTATTTATAGCAAATACTCCGTCAGCAGGATAATTTATACTTGCAGTTTCACTAACTCCATTTCTACCTATTCTAAGTATTTCACCATAAGTTGCTTGACGTAATACTCTTACTGGTAATGCGTCAAAAGTACCAATAACTTCCAATCTTGATGCAGGTGTAGCCGTACCAATCCCCAACCTGTTATTAGCATCATCCCAAAATAGATTAGCGTTATCTTGCGCTATCGTTGTGCCGTTGCTGAATAGAACGCTTCCGCTTGTTAAAGAAGGAAGGTTGAACTTGCCGTTGAACGTAGACCAATCCGCAGAACTCAAAGCACCTCTATTCGTTGCGCTTGCCGTTGGAAGATTGAACGTGTGCGTACTTGTCGCAGACGAAATACCGAAATCAGTTCCACTTGTCCCCGTTGCGAAGTTCTGCACCTGTGCCGTTAAACCATTCAAAGCAGTCAAGCCTGTTGAGAATGTCGTTATCACTTGACAAAGATGACCGTTCTCGGTGTGAAGTTTAATTGTTCTACCTGAATTGTTAACGTAGATTCGAACCGCTAATCTGTCCGTTAAAGCTAACGTCGTTTGTGGTACTGCTATCGCGCTAACGTACAGGTGTGTTGCCGTTCCGTTCGTTATGCCTTCTGGATTAGCAGAACCCGACGCAATCAAAGATAATGTCGCTCCGTCCCACTTGTATAATTCAATGTAATATGAAGGAGTACCGCCATTACTCGATGCGCTGAAATATGTTTCGAAGTTCCAATTTCCTGCAGGTATCTCTAACTGATTTGGGACGTTAGCGTCTGTGATAAAACTTTGAATATATCCATTCGTTGCAATGGTGAAATCTGTTCCTGCACCCAAGATAGGTGTTCTGTCCATTTCTCTAAAAGCAACACCGCCAAATGTACCCTGCGATACCGATCCGTTGAGATAGTAGGATACAGAAGCACCACCACCTGTTGAAGAAGGGAAGGTTGCAAGGCTTCCGTCACCTCTTACATATTGAGATACCGTTCCTGCACCTGTTACCGCTATATCTCCAGACGAAGTAATTGGACTATTCGCCACACTAAATGCAGAAGGCATTGTTAAACCAACGCTTGTAACTGTTCCCGTTGGTATAGTTGGCTTGTTGTCAAGGTCGTTGTAATCATTCGAGAAACCAACCGCGCTGATGTCGGCTGTGTTTGCCTTCAACAAAATTTCTTCTTGTAGGTCGTCGATTGCCGCTTCGATGTCTATAATCGTTTGACAATCTCCAATCGTTTCACACGTCAATCCTATTTCGTCGGTCAATAGATACCAACCGCGCACCCCTTCGTCGTTCGTTCCGTAGTAATAATTTGGCGAAGGTTCTGCTTCGTCATTAACCAAAGAAACATTTCCGTTTTCGTCGCGTGTGATACTATCAATGAAAGTCAAGATTGATCCTGTGCCACCGCTTCCGCTTTCAAAGAAGTCATTCCACTCAGCAGGAATAGAACACGCGTCCCAATAGTAAGGAACGAGTAAATCTAAACTAACCGTCCAACCTGTTAGCGTGTGTTGAAACTCTTCAAGGAATGGTTCAAGGCTTACGTTCTGCACCGTGATTAAGTCACCGAACAAAACGCGGTGGTTTGTAATCTCAGCAATCAAATCTTCTGCAATTCGTTGAAGGTCTGATAACGCTTCACGTTGGTATTCGCTCTTGTCTTCTTTGTCGCGTGGTAAGTCGGCAAGGACAATCTGAAAAGAGAAAGTCTTCATCCCTTGCGAATACGTCACGTTGGAAGGTATGACGTGCATAAATGGATATTCACCAAACTTTTCAAGGTCTGATACCTCGATTTGTCCGTGAGAGAATCTTTTCAGTATAAAGTGTCCAGAAGCAAATGCTTTGAACCTATCGATTAAGGCGTTGTAACTTTGAATGTTGGACATAATTGTAGTCTATTAGGTAAGTCATGAATGTAAATATCTCCCACGCGCTTTTTTCCGTAATTGCATCAAGTTTTGTTATATCTCTGCCGCACGCTTCCATAAACAAGTGATACCAACCGTAGCGACCAAGCACTTGGTTTAGGTTGTCTCTGTCTTCAATTGCTCCGTCAACTCCTCCGTCAACTTCTTCACCTCGTTCTCCAAATAATCTAGCGAAGTGTTGCTTAGTTCGTTGAGCAAAGTCGAAAAAAAAAGCATCGCACCATTGAATTGTTCGAGCGTCATCTGCTCAACATAGCCTTCAACGAGTTCGCGGTTTGCTTTGCTGTGTGGGACGATTGTGTACTTTGTTCCTACGCGTTTGTCGATAGGTCTGTAAAGCGTTCCCATTATCTTGACCATATTCGTTGACACGTCCGACGCCCACGTTGAGATGTCAGCGTACTCGCCCATACTGATTGAGTAAAGGTCGGGAATAAAACCGAAGTCCTTGTCTTTGATCGTGATAGTCTCAAAGAATTTTGCGCTCTCATTCAACAACGTTCCTTCGAATGCTTGGACTAAAGTCGGCAAGTGTTGGAAGGGAATTTGTTCTGCCTGTTCTTTCGTTAGGTTGCTGATTGAAACTAAACGCTCAATGTCGCTTTTCGCGTTGTGATAGTCAACGTATTGCTTGACGCTGATTGAAGAATAGTCAGCAGGTATACTTACTTTTATACTCATTTATTCGTATTTATTCGTTTATGAACCACAGTACAAACATCCTTCGTCGTCATCGTCGATGGTGTTTGCTTCGTTGTATATGCGTATTGCTTCCATTTCAATCTGCTCCTTCGTCCACTCTGGGTTGAAAGCGCGTATTTGAGATTTCAAAAAGTTTAATTTGTTTTCGCTCATTCCTTATTGTACGTTTATTTCTTCGTTGTTTGTCGCAAAAATCTACTATACTTGCGACGAATTTACATTATAAAGTTTACCCTTTCGGGTACGTTATACAATCAATTGGTCAATGTCTATTTCGTGATGGCTGAGTAGTGCGCGAAAGTATTCAAACACTTCTTCGATACCTTCCTGATACGCGGCTTCTTGCCTGTCGTTGTACTTCGTAAACTTCCTGTAACCGTTCATTTCAATTTCCCAAAGTAACGAAGCCATATCACGCGCCTTTGTTATTCTGTTGAACTCAACACGATCGTTGGAATCTGAAAGGTCAAATGTCAAAGTTGCGGTACTCATTCGGTAATTTGTCGAATTGGTTGTTATAATTTGTCGTTGATGATTATTTGAATCGGTTCGCTGTTTGGACCGCTTAGCTCGATACCTTGCTTAGCTTTTCCATAAGCGCGTTCAAGTAATACTTCCGCAGCGCGTATATCGCCCTTCGTCGCCTTTGCCCGTAACGCTCGAAGTATTGCTTCCGCTGCTGTTATTCCTTCTTTGTCTTCGCCTAAAATGTCGGCAAGTAATTCTTCAAGGTGTGGTAACTTCTTCGGGCGTCCGTTTGGATTACCGCTTTGTCCTTTTTTGAATTTATGTTTTTCTATATTTTCAGGGTTTGGCATGTCGCTGTTTGTTCGTTGTTATTTTAGTTCAAATGAACCAGTTATTCTATTTGCAGAATGATTTGAAGATATGCTTGTATTCATTAAATTACTTTTACTTTGTAATTTTCTTGAAAAGTCTATACAAGCCCATAATTTTGATTTTTTTAATGCATAAATCAAACTTGGCGAACTTGTAGTAATTCTATATCTGTATTTTTGATTTTTGTAAAACAAACCTATTTCTTCTAAAAATTTAATTCCAAAACCAGCACCTTGATAATCTGGAAGAATAACTAATCGATGAACTCTTTTAACACCTTTTACTTTTGGATGAGGAAAAGGTAACACGCTCAAAAAACCTGCTATTTGATCATTGACAACAGCAACATACACCGACGCTGCGTTGTTGTGTGAATGACTTAAATAGTGGTGCTTAGCAAACATCTTCCAGATTGTTTTATCTGCTGTGTTGAATATCTCAAATTTAATTTCTGGTCTATTTTTTTTTTGCCCTTCAAATGAATGAAAGGTCATTGTATCAGTATTAAAAACCCAGTCGGGCAATAACCAATCTTCAACGTCGTGGTGGCAAGTTACCGCAATAAACTTTTTATCTTGTTTACGTATTGCCTTTTGAACTGCAAACGATCCTATCTGCGCCACTTGTCTATCTACGACAGAAGTAAATTCATCGAATACAATTAGTTCTTTATTCAACAGTAATGAATGAGCAAGATCCACGCGCATTTTTTGTCCGTTGCTTAATGCGGAATAAGGTTTCAACCAACTTGGTGGACTGCTAAAACCAACCGCATTGAACATTGAAGTTATTTGTTCAACCGAACAATCCGAAGGCATATCGTCAAGAATACAATCGGCTGTGTATGTGTAGTCGGTTATGTATGCGTTTTTAAATAACTCTTTTGCTATTGTTGTTTTACCTGTTCCGCTTTTACCAACAATAAGTCCGACGTTCCATTGTTCTGGAATATCAAATTGACCTATAAATTGTTCAACGACTTCTTCTGATTGAAGATCGAATTTTCCAATTATTGAAGCAACTCGAAAAGATTTTTTCGGTTGTGATTTTCTTACAATGTCAAAAGTTTGCATTCGTGTCCGTCGGCTATTAGTTTATTATATGTTTTTTCTTGATGTTCTTCATCTTTGCAAAGAACTTCGATTCTAAATGTAGGTTGTATTTGTTCGCTTAAATCGTCTAATTCTCCAGCGTCAAAGTTAGGAACGTCTAAACCCCATTCAGCTAATTGTTCTGCGTCCCATTCGTTAGCTAACGCGTCCCAATCCCATTCACCAAAACCAACATTGTCTTTAATAATAAAGGCGCGTTGTTGTTCTTCATTCAATTCAGATGCTTTGATAATTGGTATTTCTTTTAGTCCTGCTTCTTTGCAAGCCTTCAACCTCATGTTACCACCCAGTACAACCATATCTTCATTTACGACTATTGGACGTAGTTCGAGCATCTGTGGAAGTTCTTTGATTGAAGCGACTAACTTTTTGAATTTATCGTCCTTAATAATACGAGGGTTATTAGGGTTTGACTTTACTTCGTTAATCTTGACAGTTTGTGTCTTCATATAAGTTAAATATATTATTGTGCTAATTTACTTCAGTTGTTGCTTTTGTGTCACTAAACTTATTGACTGTCTTAAATGTGCAAAGAAAAGAAAAAAAGAAAGAAAAACGTGTAAGCACTATAAAAGAAAGAATAAAAGAAAAAGCTGCGCTCTAACAAGAAAAAGATTACTCTCGCCCTTAAAAGGGCAGTTGCTCGTTCCAAGCATTGATGTATTGCAAGTGTAGTCATTGGTTACTTCGCTGTGACTTACGAAGGTCTTTTTTACTCTTATTCAGATTACGCGTGTATTCATTACTCTTATTCAAAAAAAATAACCCCCAATTGTTTCTTGTCGTCAAACGGAAACAAAAGAGGGTTAATACTTTATACCATTTGACTTCACGAATATAAAGTGAAATTTATTGAAGCTATAAAATAGTTTTCAATTTTTAATTGTTGAAATCTACATTTACGTCCTTCATTGATTCAAGAAACGTATTAATGTCTTTCTTCACGCAGGGCGGACACGTAGAACGCTCGTTGAATGCTCCTGTAGCCTTGTCTTTGAATGAATAGAAGCGAAGCATATCTTTCTGCTCTAAACGTCCTTGCGCTTTCATATCGAGCAAGAATCGTTTGAACTCGATTTGTTCTTCCATTGAAAGAACACCGTCCCATTTAGACGCTGGACAAGAAGCGAACGCTAACTTTGCTTTTATCGGCATTACACAGCCACAAAGTTTGATTGACTTGCGACGGAATAAGACTTCGGTTTCTACTTCGTCGCCCACGATCAATGGTCCACAAGACTGCGTTGCAGATTCGAAGAATTTACAGGTGCGACAGATTTCTAACCTGCGTTTGTACTCATTTGACTTTGCGAATAACATTTGCTCTTATTTTTTGTTTGATATTATCTATGGTGCGGTAAAGGAATGGCATTGGTATTCCTGTTTGTTTGGAAAGTTCTCGGTAGGTAAAGCCTTCGAAAATATATTCTTGAAATATAAGCCTTTCAAATTCGCTTAGACGACTAATTAGAATATCCAGTTGCTCGTTGGTCATTCTTGCGCCTAGCCAAGTCTTGTCGATTTCGTGTGCGTACTCTTTGAAGTCGCGTCGGTTTCTGTTCCACGCTATCGTTTGTTTATAAAAAGGTGAGGTTGGACTGTTAACGGACAAATACATTACACGAATAAGATAAAATTCAAAGTCGCCTGTGTCAATTAAGTTCTCGATATGCTTTGAGCCAAACATAGAAAGTAAAGAGTCGTGCAACAAGTCCTCGTAAAATGGTTCCTTACGAGCGATATTGTACGCTAACTCTTTGAAGTGTTTGTACCTTCCTTCTATGTAGTGGTCAAGTGTCAAGTTGTTCTATTTCTTGTTTAACTTCTTTCCAATATACATAGCTTGAATAACCTATAAACCCAAAGGTAAAAGACATGTTTTTTAACATGCCATCTACTTTGTTTGAAGCATCACGTCCAAATTTATTAAACAATTCAACTGCTTTTTCTTTTGGTGTCATATCGAAAAGTATTCATCTATTACTTTGATTGCTTCCTCGTTTCCCTTACAAATATAAGAACAATACCCTCTGTTTCTCAATTGCTCCTGCCAACGCTTCTGCTCTGGCGATGCAGTACCACCTTTTTCTTTCTTCATTTCAATAGCAAGACCGTGAAACTCACCGCGTGGCTCGTAAATGAATAAGTCGGGAAACCCTTTGACGTAACCTGTGCGCTTCATTTTGATTGCTTGCAAGTAACTCGTCCTCATTCCACCTGCTGAAGCGCAATAAAGCGCGTCGGGATATGCTAAACGAAGGTATTTCACAACTATTTCTTGTTGATTCGCTTCGCTTTCGGGTGCAATTTTACGCTTTGTAGCACTTTTTTTATATGTTTTCTTAAAAGTTTTCATATTGGTTATCAATTAGTTAAGTATTTTTAAGAAAAAAAGATTGTTTTTTTTCATTGTGTATTAAAAAGTTTAGCATATATTTGTCAAACAATTAACAACAACACCAAAGATAAACAAAATGAAAACAACAATCGAACAACAAAAAGAAATCCTTACAAACGTTGCAGTTGAACTTTTACAAAAAGGTCAAGATTTTAAAATCGTTAACGACTATTTGAATCAATATGTAATCAATAGTCGATTCGATAGAGATATCAATGTTGATGCAATACGTTATTTAGCAAAATGCAAATTAGGATTAATCTAAAATATCTTCCCAGGGGCGCGGCTGACCAACGCGCATTAACTAAAACCAAATAATCAAATGAAAAAAACACTACTCTTTATTGCGATGCTATTCGCAGGAATGTTAATCGCAGGAACGATTGACGAATCAACAAGACAACTAGAACAACAACCAAATCACACAACAAAATGAAAGTAGAACTAATTCAAAAAACAACGCTAACCGATATGTACTACAAGATTGTAGTCAACGGAGAATTTCATATGTCGTACAACGACTACGACGAAGCGGTGCGCGCTTACGACAAAATCAAGTCAGCCATTCCACGCGAAGAAGTAATTTTATCAAAAGAAATCTAAAACCCACAAATCAAATGAACAATGAAAACAATTATTGCAAATCAGTTTACTCGTACAAATCTCCTATGCTTTTTGCAGAAGACATTCAAGAAATTCAAGACGCAATCATTATCGCCCAAAATTACTACGGTAGTCAGAGAACTGGAGCACTGGGTAGGGATGCCTATATTGAAGCGCGAATTAACGACCTTGAGCGAGTACTCAACAAATTTATCACAACGCCTTTCAAAGAACTACCAACCCCACCAAAAGAAATCTAACTTTGTTTGTGTTTCTTCGAGCGCGTCAGCGTACAACCTAACGCACAACGAGATAAGCGCGAACATTGAAAAATGTCAAAAACTTTCAGAAGCGCGTTGGAACGATCAATTAATTGAATACATTTGTAATCACTAAAAATCAAATCAATGTACAATCCAAAAATCACTTATCACTTTAGTATGGACGACATCGAGCGTCTGAACCAAGAAATCAAAGTAATCGCACAGAACTTTGAACAGGAGAACGGTTGGTTTCACGAAAACGAAGGACGCCAGTTCACGGATGAAAAAGGAAACGTCTTTGAGTTCGATGTTCTTGGTCGCTTCTTCCGCAAAGACGAACCGCTATTCGACATTCACTACGTCCGCTTAAAGAAAGACGGAATTACTTTTGAGTTCGATTATAGAATCTTCCAAGACCATATTTAAATGGGTTATTACAAGCGAATAAGCGAGGAAGAGCAGATGTCAGCGAACGAATGGTTCTGGCAAAATGAAGAAGCGAAACTCGCAAACAAATTAGAAATATATATAAATCAACAACAAATAAACAACAACAACATGAGCATCATTGCCCAAAACAACAACAACAACAGCGGAGGTCAAACAGTCCCTGCAGGAACACACGTAGCGCGTTGCTACCAAATCATTCACATTGGAACAATCGTCGACACTTATCAAGGCGAAGAAAAGTTAGTGAACAAAGTTCGCCTGGTCTTTGAACTACCACTTGAAACAGCGGACTTCGGTAAAGGTGAACAACCATTCTCAATTGGACGCGACTTCACTCTTTCAATGCACGAAAAGAGTGGCTTACGCGCCTTTGTTCAATCTTGGTTAGGTAAGGCAATGTCGGACGCAGAAGCGAACAAATTCGACATCGGTACTTTGTTAGGCAAGGAAGCAATGGTGAGCGTAATGCACCGCACAGCGAACACAGGACGCACTTATGCAGACTTGAAAGGAGCGTCACCACTTGCGAAAGGAATGACCTGTCCACCACAGGTTAACGCAGCGTTTCTTTTAGACTACGACAGCGAAGACTTTGACTTGCGTTTCAAGATGCTTCCAGAGTGGCTTCAAAACAAAGTAAGTTCATCGGCTGAGTTTAGCAAACGTTTAGAGCGTTCTGCGGATCAAATGAATAAGGCTAAGGCAATGTTGGAGCAAAGCGGTTTAGTTAAGCCAACAGAGAACGAAGACGACCTTCCATTCTAAATGAATAATGTGTTATAAAAGGGTGTTATCTCAGACATAATGCCCTTTTATTACACTTAATGAATAATAAACCATACAATGAAAAAATTAATATCACTTGAAAAGCGCGTTGAGAATCTACTCAAAAAATACAAGACGCTTCGTAATAACAACAAAGCACTTTGTGTAAAAGTTTGGGAACAACAGTTCGAAGAACGCAAAGACATAACAAGCAATTTCTTCGCTATGTACGAAAGTGGAAAATATGTAAGCGCGGACAATATCACACGCATAGCGCGATTGGTTAAGGAACACAATCCAGAACTACGCGGAACAAACCACGCTACCAATAAGAAGAAAGAGCAGTTGATTAAACCACTATTAAAACGATGAACAAACAAATCTATTCAACCCCATTCGGACGACTTGTCAAAAGTCAATTTAAAACGATGCACAACTTCAAAAACATTCTTCGAATCAGCGACCCAACCGCACGACTTTACGTCGCACATCCAGAGCGTATGCGAATCAAAGACTTCAACAACATTTGTCTGCACACAGGTTTGTCACGCGAAGAAGTTTTTTCAACCTTTACACCAACAATCTTAATAAACGAAGAAAATGACTAACGAACAGATAAGACAAGAGGTTGCAGAGATGATTCCCTTGCGACATATGGAAAGATTCGAATTGCTTTGGACGATGATTATCCCAAAGTACGAAAGATTAACTGCGGATCAAATTAAACAACAACAGGAAATGGAGAACGAAAGAGATATGTTCTGGAGCGCACTCGAAGACGTGACGTGTTCAGTTCTTGGAGTTCCTTCACAAGCGTTGTATTCGCCAACAAGAAAGCGCGAGATAGTAACCGCACGACAAATCATTTTCTTTTTAGTTCGTCCTTGCTATTTGCTTTCGTTGAAGAACGTAGGCGACCGATACAAGAAAGACCACGCTACAATCCTGCACGGTATCAACCAAGCAAGTGCACAGGTTGAGTGGGACAGACAATACAGATACAACGTTGAAAGAATCTGTTACTTACTAAATGAGATTGGTTATGCTAAACCTATGATATTTTTTAGTAAGTTTGTCGAGCATATCGAATACAAGAAAGAGTTAGCACTTAAAAAGAAATCTAAAATCAAATAAACCTTAAAATCAAAAAAGATGAGCGACTATTGCCGTTATTGCGATTCAGACCAAATTGAAGAACGCATTTCAGAAATCAAAAGAACAAACAGAAAATATCGTGACTGGGACGACAGCGACGTGCAGGAACTATTCGAAGACGAAATAGGTCTTTGTTACGAATGCACACGCGAAGAAGACGCGGATATGGAAAGGGACGAATACTGAATAACTATGGAAACAGAACAAACTGCTGTTGAATGGTTTTACAAAAAGTTAAAGAACTATAAGAGTTTAAATTTAACCGATAAACTTATTCAAGATTTATATAAACAAGCACTTCAAATGGAAAAGGAACAGATTGCAAAAGCGTCTGGAGAATTTTGGTTTGATTAAAAAATAAACAATGATGCTAATACTACAATTAAAGAAACGAGTTGAAACACTCGAAGCGCAAATAAAGGAACAAGACCAAAAGATAAACGACATTCTCATTCGCTTATCAGTTCCACAGGCTAACCTTCCAGTCACGACGAAAGAAAAAAAGACTGCGTTCGTCAAACCAACGGTCGTTGAAATATACGAATACGCTTGCGAGAAACTAAGCAACGACGACGCGTTAAAGTTTACTGAGAAATTCCACGCTCACTACGAAGCAAATGGTTGGAAGGTGGGACGCAATGCGATGAAAGATTGGAAGGCTGCCGTTCGTAAATGGGACTTGTCTACCTTTGTAACTCAAACAAACCAAACAACAAAAATCAAAAATGGAAAATTCGATTCAGACGCTGCGCAACGCATCTACGCAGACGCTCACAATTACACAAAGGGTTGATCGTGCAGAAAGAGAAAGCGCATTTGTAGCCGACTACGACTTGCCAACTTTTGTCAAGTTATGCTCAAAGGTCTGCGCTATGTACGGAATAGCGTTACCCGAAGCACAACTACTCCAGATGCTTCACGAGTTCATTGTAAAACACTTTCGTTGGGTTACGTTTGAACATTTCAATCTCGCGTTTGAATTAAACGCAGCGAATGAACTGTCAAAGAAAACCGAACACTTCGGAGCGTTGAGCGTGTCGTTTATTGGTGACGTGTTAACGCACTACAAACCACACAGGGACAAAGCGAACCTACAAATTCAGCGTGAAATAGCGCAATCAATAGAAGAAAAAGCAGAACTAATAAAAGAAAACGAAATGGCGGTGAATGACGATAGCTGGAGAAGAATGTTGGACGAAGACGTGCAGAGCTTCAAACAAGGCAAAATGACGACGTTAGAATTACGCGGAGTGTCAATGATGCGTTGGTTAGAAGAAAGTAAGCGTATCACGCTTGAAACGTTCACAGACGAAGAATACAATCTTTGCAAAGCGAAGGCGCGAAAGACAGTCTTCAACGAACAGCAACTAAGCAAAGGAATGGTTGAGCGAATGAGTGACAGGAAGCGTCAGCTACTCAAAGAATCAATTCAGTTTGAAGGGTTGCGAGAATTGTATAAACTTTATTTGTCGAAGCAATGAGTCAGTTTATATTCAACGAACACGGAGTTTGCGAGAATCCAATTCTTTACACTTACAAATGTATAAAGGGTTATGAAGCGCAGGTCAATGTAGCCATTGTTCAAAACGGAAATTGGAGTTATTCAATTAGTTTCAAAGGACAGGATCAAGGTTGGTCGCAACCTTTGATTTACCACGCTGAATATTGCGTATATAAAACAAAAGACGAAGCGTTCAACGCTGGTCTTGAATTGCTATTGCACCAAGTAAAGCAAAACAACGACGCGAAGAAATACGACCGCATTGTTCAGATTCTTCAAGACGAACTTTGTCCTGTGGTTGAAAATCAACTAACACTATTTTAATGAAGAAATTAAGAATTGTTTCGCAAGAACATTGCGGTAAAACAATATACAAAGTGCAACGTAAAAAATGGTACGGTTGGGTTACTGAATCTATTTACAGAACTTATGTCGATATGGTTTTTGAAACTATTGAAGAAGCTGAATTGTACATATTAAAAATCTTCACTAAACCAAAAATTAAAGTGGTGAAAAATATAAATGTAAAATAATGCCCGAAATAATTTACCACGACAAACAAAAATACGCGTTGGAATTACTTTCAATAGACAGCCCCATTGCGCAGGTATTGTATGGTGGCGGTGTGTTTAGTGGAAAGTCTTTTCTCGGTTGCGATTGGCAGATAAAAAGACGATTGAAGTATCCCGGTACGAAGGGTTTAATCGGTCGTGCTGAATTGAAGAAGTTGCGCTTGTCAACGATGCAAACATTCTTTGAACTTTGCACCTTACACGGATTAAAACCAAACGTTCACTACACATACAACGGACAAGACCACGTTATTAAGTGGTACAACGGAAGTCAAACGATATTAATGGACTTGGCGGATATGCCCTCAGATGTTGATTTTCAGAGATTTGGATCGATTGAAATCACAGATTTCTTCGTAGATGAGGTAGCCGAAGTTTCAAAGCGTTGTATTGACATCTTGCAAAGCCGTGTACGTTACAAATTGATTAACGACAGACCGAAGGGATTAATGACTTGTAACCCTTCAAAAGGTTGGTTGTATAATGACTTCTACTACGCTAATCTAAAAGGTGAATTGAGAAATGACCGCGCCTTTGTTCAAGCGTTACCAACCGATAACCCGTACATTTCGCAGACGTATTTAGAGAACTTACAGAAACTTCCAGAGTATGACCGCAAACGTCTGCTCGAAGGCAATTGGGAGTTTGACGACGACAGCGACAAACTATTCAACACGGAGAATTTACTTCGAATGTTTAGAAACGAAGTAATCAATGAAGGAAAGAAGTATATCACAGCCGACATTGCGCGTTTTGGAAAGGATAGAACGATTATTATTGTTTGGGAAGGATTAACTATCATTGATATAATTGAACTCAATCGTGCAGCGTTGGACGAAGTAGTGAACAAGATTCGCGTTGTAGCCAAAGAACACAACATATTACTTCAAAACATCATCGCGGATGAAGATGGGGTGGGCGGAGGAGTCTGTGACTTTTTGAAGTGCTTAGGATTTCAGAATGGATCTAAACCAAAACACCCACAATACCAAAACTTAAAGAGCGAATGTTATTACAAATTGGCTCAATACGTCGAAGAAAACAAAGTCACAATTTTATCCAGTACGCGCAAAGAACAAATCATTCGTGAGCTTGAAATGATTAAGCGACATCGCGCGGACGTAGACGGAAAGTTGCAAGTCACACCGAAGGACGTAATCAAGAACCGCGAAGGAATAAGTCCAGACGTTGCAGACGCGATAATGATGCGTATGTACTTCGAACTCAATCCAAGTTACGGACAATATGTTGTCGGTTAGCATAGGTTGACTATATTAGCACAAATAAAATAAACAAATGATAAATAAATTTTTTAAGCGAGCTGAAATTGCAATTGTGATTTTACTTCTTATTGTACTTGGATATTCACTTATTACCAGAACTGCAATAGAAGAAATTATAGATGTTGATTTTTGGATATTATCATATTTAATTTCATTAACCACACCGAGCATTTTTTGCAAATCTGAAAATGAAAAAACTGAACAAGAATGAAAAACACCCCACTATACGAGTCGTTAAAAATGACTTACGACAGAGAGCGCGAAATTGTTAATTCACTCGCGAACTACTTTCAACAAGGAAAGATTCTTGGAGATATCCTTCTGGAACTTTCACAGCGCAAAGACTTAAACGCAAAAGAGAAAATATATCTCGCGCTTATGATTGGTTCAATGATGTCGAAGCCAGATGCAGAAAAGTAATTTACTCACGCAAGTCATTGCTGAATTAGAAGCGCGTGAAGCGAAGGGAATGGAGACGTATGGAACAACACTCGACCGCACAGACTTAACGCGCTCAGAATGGCTGCAACACGCATACGAAGAAGCTCTTGACCTTGCGCTTTATTTGAAGAAACTAAAAATTGAAGAAGATGGAAATTAACAAAACACCTGTTGCATACTTTTTTCACGAGTTAGCCGACATAAAAAAAAATGTTCCTTATGAATTACAAGCCGAAACTATTACGAACTTATATGCTTATTGCAGACGCGTAGAAAAAGAAATGCTAATTGAATTTGCTGAATTTGTAGCGAAATACCCAGACAAAAATAGAAACGCAAACAATGAAATGTTACACGCAAAATCGAAGTACGACGGAGCAGAAAGGACGGTTGATTTATTAGACGAATTTTACATTCAAAACTTTAACGAATATGCCAGAAAGCAAAACTAAAAAAGGAATATGTGTCTACTTACACAAGGACCTGTGGAACGAGATTGACGAAAAGCGCGGAGAGAATAGTCGTAACACATTTTTAAGTGAAGCCATTGAGTTCTCTTTGAAGTTCTACGTTCCTGAATCTAAAGTAAAATTGAAAGAACAAAAGTCGACAAAATAGCGACTGACGAAGTAACAATTAAGGCGCGGTTTCTGCGTCTTTTTTGTTTGTCCAACTTTTTCTTTTCAGCAGTTAGAGTGTTTATTTCTTCGGTTAATATATCGGTCTTCTGTTCATAAGCATCGATTGTTTCTTGTAAGTTGTCAATCTTTTCCCCTTCAATGTTCAATTGTTCTTTGAGGTTGTTAATTACAAGTGAATCGGAAGCAATTACGCTGTCACAACTGTTCACCAAACGTAGAACATCAACGCGAACAATAGTATCTCGAATAAGAACAATATCACGAGTTCTTTGATAGGTGGTTTTGGCTTTAGATTGAGCGTCTTCATAAGTGCGAAGTTGTTTATAAAGTTCAATTTGTTCTTGGAGCAGACGATCGTACTCACCAGCGTTGTAATTGATAACGCTATCTTGCTTTTGTACGTTTTCTTGTACGTTCTTTTTATCCGTACAACCCCACCAATTCCAACAAATGACCGTCCAAATAGCAGTTGTTCCAATGAGCAACAAAGAAATTGCGAGTATATTCTTTCTCATAGTATCTTTCCTTCGTGTATGCGGTAATTGTGAACGCTGAATGAACCATTCGCGCCTTTGTCGACTATTGCAAATCCGTGGTTATAACGTGAATAGGGGTTGTAATCGGGCGAAAGTTCACTCAAACAAGCTACACCCCAACAGGTTATGAATTTTCCATTCGCGTCCCTCTCATTGTGTTCGGCTGTCTGGTGGTGATGTCCACACATCGAAGAAACTTTGGTCTTCATATACAAACCACGAGCAACGTTTACCGAAGGCATAAATTGTTTTCCGAACTCGTGACCGTGAAAGATAGACAACTTACCGATGTTTAGTTTGCTTTTTCCATCAACCCAAGTTATGTTGTGTTTATCTAAATGACAAAGCGACGCAAAATCGAACGCGTCAATGTCCACTAATTGCGGAGCTTTCACACGCATAAAACGCCAGTAACGTTCTTCGTGGTTTCCTTCTTTGTAGTAAATGTGAGCCTTTGGAAATTGCTTTCTCAATGTATCTACGAATTGACGCATTGCGTACAATTCTTCTTTGAATTTTCTTTTGCGTGGATCTTTAACGAAGTCCGAAAGTTCATGACAATCTAAAGCGTCACCACCTAAAACAACTGCGTCGCACCCTTGACGAATACCTTCATTAATTGCAAGACTCAAAGCCTCGTTGTCTTGGTAGGGAATATGAATATCATAAAGCATTAAGAACTTTGTTCCTTTCAATTCAATGTGTCGACGCTTTTTTGCGTATGACTTAGGTAGTGCGTACGGGTTGGAAGGTCTTTGTTTAGTGTCAATCAATTCTTTTTGTGAGTTAGATGTTCTACTTCTTTTTCCAATTTTACCACGAACGGTTCGAACGTAGTTTCGCGCGTGTTCGGCTGAATCAAACGCTTCTGGATATTCAGTAAATAGTTTTTCAGCTAATGAATGAGAAGGAGCATCGGGAAACTTACTGCAAATCTCCGCTGCTATCTTCCGTGCTTCGCTCTTTGGTCGTGCCATTTGTTTTTTGTTTTGTGAATCGTTCAATTACTGTTCCACCAAACAAACCACCTGTGAGCAATGCGAGTGTGTCAAACATCGCAATAGGACAAACGTAGTAAGTAAATGTTGCAACATAACTCAAAACGATTAAGTTAATTGTAACAAATATAGCAACAATTCGTTTCGAACTTACTTTGGTTGAAGAGGTAAGCAATTCCTTAAGCCACACATTCAACTTATCCTTCATAAAAACTTTAATACGAATTGAACAAGCAAACCACCAACCACACCAGCAGCGGTTGCAATACCACCCAAACGAGCTACCTGCAAACGTTGATTCTGAATATATTTGTCGTGCTTCTGCACCTTGCTAACAAGACCTTCAATCTTCATTTCGTCGTCACCAATCAACACGTTGTATATACGGTCAATCTTCTTGTCCATATCCTGGAGCTGTTCGTGTATCAATGTTATTTCGTGTTCGGTGTTCATTTCTTAAAATACAATTCAATTTCAGCCTCACGACGACGAACCAAACCTTTGAGAATTACTCCGCCACCTTTGTTCCATAAACGAAAAGAATCTGCTATTGTTGGATCGTTAGGATTAGCGTTTACCTTTCTCAATACAGAGGACTTCTTGAACCCACCTGTTCCGATGTTGTACGCTAACGAAACACACGCGCTAAATTGGTTTTCGTTAAGCGTTTGCGTTATCAATGCACGAACGGAAACAGCGAACTTATCAATGACGTTTTTCGCTAATTGTTCTGCACGCGCCTGAGTTATTACGTCGCCTTCTTTGACCTTCGTTCCGTCTTCGTAGAAGGTGTTTCCGTAACCTATCGTCCATACAGCAGAAGGGCAGAGGTAACTTTTCAAACGACACCCTTCAAACTTTTTGAGTAGCGCGTAACCTTCAGCGTTAACTTTCATTTTGGAGTTTCTTTATTTGTTTTTCTTTCTTTGCAAGATACTTACGAAACTTCTCTTCGTAAATCTTGTGCATCGTTAAATTCTTCTTGCGTCCCCTTGTTGCCATTCGTTTTTATTTTAGTTATCTCAACCAACCTAAACCTCTGCGTCTGTATTCATATGGTAATCTATCGCGTCCGTCGCTAATCTCAAAAGCGTTCGACGGATACACATTTGTTTGTGACCAAATCTGTTGCGTTACATTCGTCGTGTACTCTGGAAAGTCCGACTGATTGAAACACAAATAGTCAACCATTCTTTGAGTGTAGAACATTGCTTGTGAACGCGCTTGGTCGCGGTAGTTCTGCAAGTCTGTTTGTGATATTGGTGTTGTGTCTTCGCTTGTGCGAATTACAAGACTTCCGTTATCAGTTTTAACGTACAAATGAGGCAAGACTTCGTACATAGTCCACCACATAA